CTCAGGCAAAGGTGGTGTAACCATCGCAGCCTCAGAGAAGTTCGATGTGTATGGTGAAGTATCATTCATCACTGATGAGGATGCTGACAATGCATACGGCACAAAAATTGGTGCCAAATATAAGTTCTAGAAGACTGAGCCTGCGGAACAGGACATCAGTTTAAAACAAACATACATTTATTACAATGCCTTTTAATACAAACGCTGCAAATAATAGTGTTGTTTATACCGATGGTACATTCAGTACATCTAAAGTACTGACTGCTGATCAAACAGTAAACAACAGTGCCACCTTGGTAACCGTACCAGAATTTAAAATCCCTGTCGGTAAATACGAGAGGTTCATCTGCCGTTGGAATTTGTTTTATACAACCAACGTTGCTGCTGACCTTAAGTACTTTGTTGACATTCCCGCCTCACCTACTCTGTTTAGGCTTGCACTCACTGGTGTGAACCCTAAAGCTGAAGAGATAAGTGATGCACCTTTGACTGCAGAAGGTTCCGGTGTAGCTGTTGCTACTGATACTGGTACTGATGGCTTCTTACAGCTAAATGGTATCGTTAATAACGGTGCTAATGCTGGTGATATCATCTTCCAGTTTGCTCAGAACAGTGCTCATGCATCTGATACTAAGATCCTCGCAGGTTCTTACTTCGAATATCAATTGTTCTAAATGAACAGGGGGAGCGGCACCTCAGAGTCGGACCGCTTCCTCATTGGCTTCTGGCCCTCTAAGGAGGATACCCTTAAGCTGTCTAGACGGTGGGATAGACCACAAATATTTTAAGCGCAAAATTTTCTCGACGTTGAGAGTCTGTAAACTATACTCTCGGAATGAAGGATGGCTAATGCCACGCAAACCGTACTAGGTACCCTGAATAAGGCGGTAACCTCTACCGCAGGTTCGAATGCCTATGATACCAAGTACGCTACCTATTTAAAGCTGTTCAGCGGTGAGCTGTTTAAAGCTTATGAAAGTGCCACGATTGCACGTGACACAGTTCAACGCAGAACTCTAAAGAACGGTAAGAGTTTGCAATTCATCTTCACTGGTCGCATGGAGGCGGCTTACCACACACCTGGTACACCTATACTAGGTTCTGGTGATCCTCCAGTGGCTGAGAAGACAATCGTATGTGATGACCTCTTGATCTCAAGTGCCTTCGTATATGATTTAGATGAAACTCTTGCACACTACTCCCTAAGAGGAGAGATCTCTAAGAAGATTGGTCATGCTCTCGCAGAAGCTTATGACAAAAAGATCTTCAGAACTATTGCAAAGGCTGCACGTGAGTCGCATCCTGTCACTGCTTCACCAGGTCCAGAGCCAGGTGGTACAATCATTAAGCTTGGTTCTAACAAGCAGTATGATGCACAAGCATTGGTAGATGGCTTCTTCGAAGCGGCTGCTGTACTAGATGAAAAGAATGTACCTAAGCAAGGACGTACTGCTGTACTAAACCCACGTCAGTACTATGCCCTTATCTCTCAAGTTGACTCTAACATTCTGAATCGTGACTTCGGTAACAACTCCGGTTCACTTCAGTCTGGTGAAGGTCTAGTTGAGATTGCTGGTATCTCTATCAAACGCTCCAACAACCTACCATTTATGGCTGGCAGTGTAGCTGCTGTGAACGGTGAGAACAATGCTTACGATGGTGACTTCACCTATCATGCAGGACTCATCTATCAGAAGGATGCTGCAGGTGTTGTAGAAGCAATCGGTCCTCAAGTTCAAGTAACTTCTGGTGATGTATCAGTCCTTTACCAAGGAGATGTATTGCTCGGACGTTTGGCTATGGGAGCCGGAACCCTTAACCCTGCTGCAGCTATTGAATTGCAAGCTACAACTTGAGGTGAGCTACTATGGCACAACGTCAAGTTAATGAGTATCCTGTTGGATCAATAGACTCTAGTGAAACATGGTACCCTGCAGCTCCAGTCGAACTGGGTCGTGCAGGTGCGGCTGTTGCAAGTATTACTTTAGGTACTGCCACTGGTGACAATGGAACTGGTAGTGGATCTAACGGAACGGTTGATAATAAAGCAACAACCACAGATGGTAATGGTTCTGGTCTTCGAGTAGACCTAACAATTGGAGGTAATGTATGTACAGCTATTGCAGTCGATGCTGACGCTGCAGCTGATGGTGATGGTTACCGTATTGGTGACAAGATTACTATCGCTGCTAGTGATTCAGGTACGAGTACTGCAGTAGTTGGCTACGTTGCTTCTCTTGAATACGAAAACTGAGGTAACTAATGGCTAATTCTAATGCAAAAGGAATTTGCACAACAGATGCCTCTCGCATCTCGGTTGCAAAAACCCAATTCGGTTACGGCTCTGCTGTATCCGACTCTGCTGTGAAGTCTGAAACAAAGAATCTTCGCATTGCATACCCAGCCGTTGAGTGTAACATCACCAACGTCTGATTCCTGGGGGGACTTCGGTTCCCCTTTTTTTATTTATAAAAATTAATATGACTTCTAGCTACCCTACTTATGCTGTGTCCACCGAACTGGATGCTGTTAACCAAATATTAAGCTCCGTGGGGCAGGCTCCTGTCACCACCTTAGACCAACAAAACCCTGAAGTTTCTATAGCATTGAATACTTTAAGGGAAGCAAACAAACAAGTACAGGCTGAGGGTTGGACATTTAATACTGAGCATCATTATGAATTAACTGGTGATGCTAATACATTTGAGATTACTTATCCTACAAATGCATTACAAATTGATACAACTAGATCACAACACTTTGATGACTACGATCCTGTACGTCGTGGTGGTAAATTATACGACCGTCATAAACATACTTTCCTTTGGAAGAATGAAGATGGCACTGCAAAGACAATACAAGTTGATGTAATATGGTACTTTAATTTTACTGAAGTACCTGTTGCTGTACAGAATTACATAACCGCACGTGCTTGTGTTATGTCTGCGCTGAAGATGGTAGGAGATAAAGAGTTAATGCAATTACTACAACAACAAGAAATAAATACTAGAGCAGCCGCACTAGAATACGAAACCTCCCAAGGTGACTTCTCTATGTTTGGCTTTAAAGATGGTGAGAACTATCATAATAGCTATCAACCTTACGCAGCTTTACAACGATGAGTACAGTTACCCAAAGGATACCTAACTTCTTGCTAGGTATATCTCAACAACCTGACAACAGAAAATTTCCAGGTCAAGTTAACGACGCTGTGAATACATTTCCAGACTATGCGTTGGGTATGTTGAAACGACCTGGGGGTAAATATATCAGTAACTTATATGGAGCTACTGCTAGAGGCAAATGGTTCTCTATACTAAGAGATGAGAACGAGAAGTATGCTGTACAATATGATGATACAGATTTTACATTTAGAGTCTGGAGTATCCTAGATGGTAGTCCTAGGAAAGTTAACATGGGTAGTAATACAGGTGTACCTGGAGGTTGTAATCAAACAAACTTTCAAACAGATACCTTAGCATATAACACTGCCGTTGCTGATACAAAAGCTAAGAAAGATTTATTAAACACAGCACAAGCTACCTATGCTGAAACTTTAGCAGGACAAGATACTACTGAAGTTAGTTTATTTGAAACAGAATATGATTATAATTTAACTTCTGGTGAAGTAGTAGAAGCACTTAAGTCTGGTATACTTCAAACAGAAATTGGTAATACATATACAACTAAAAAGAATGGTGCTGTTATAGGAACACCTGGTGGATCTTTACCAGCTGGTTATGCTTTAGGTAATGAAAGAACAACTGAGCACCCATTGCTAGGTAAGTTAGGTTACAAAGTATTTGAAGCAGTAGAAACTGTAGCAGCTACACATAACAATAGTCAATTAACAGCTGCCACTACAGCAATGGCTACAGCACAGACTAATTATAATAATGCTGTAACTGCTGAAGCTACTGCTAAAACAAACTACGACGGTGAAGTTACTAATTGTAATATATCTGCTATACCTAGTAATGGGTATCTTAAAGATGCAACCGCTGATGATATCGAACTACTTACCTTAGCAGATTATACGTTCGTTCTCAATAAGAAAAAGACTGTCGCAATGACATCTAATACAACAGCTGCTTTAGCTAATCAAGCATTTGTTGTTATCAATGTTGTAGCTTATAACTCTAATTATAAAGTAACTGTTGATGGTACAACTAAAACACACACAACTGGACAGACAGTTAGTGCAGGTGTAGTTGACTCAAGTACAATTGTTGCTGATCTAACATCACAAATCAATAGCATGTCTGGTATAACAGCCACAGCTATTGGTCCTGGTATTCATATAGTAAAAGCATCAGGTGCTATGACTATCAGTGTAAGTGGTGGTTCTCAAGATGATGCTTTATATGCTTTCCAAGATCAGATAGCAGATGTAACTAGATTACCTATACAATGTGCAGATGGTTATAAATTAAAGATCACTAATGCTGCTGACTTTGAAGCGGATGATATGTGGGTTGAATTTGAAACCACAAACAACGCTACCAGTGGTCCTGGTACATGGATAGAAACCAATGCACCTGGAATTACATATGAGTTTGATCCATTAACTATGCCACACCAATTGGTTAGGCAAGCTGATGGTTCATTTACTTTTGGTCCTGTTACTTGGGCAGATAGAGATATAGGTGATGATGTAAATAGTAATCCTAACCCATCATTTGTAGGTAACACAATAAGAAATATGTTCTTTTATAGGAACAGGTTTGGTTTCTTATCAGGTGAATTCCTAGTAATGAGTAAAGCTAAATCATTCTTTAATTTCTGGAATGGTTCAGCAGCTACAGCTGCAGCTAATGATCCTATTGATATATCAGCTTCATCTACTAAACCTATCTTCCTGAACTATGTTAGAAACAGTGCTGCTGGTCTTGTTTTATTCAGTGATAACGAACAGTTTCTACTGTCTACAGACTCGGATGTTTTAAGTCCTACATCAGCTAAAATAAATGCAGTCTCTAGTTATGAGTCTGACAATAAAATACAAGCTGTTAACTTAGGTACATCAATAGCCTTTGTTTCTAAGACACCACTATGGACTAGGTTGTTTGAACTGTTTGAAATCAGTACAACAACACCTCCATATATGTTTGACCAGACAAAGATTGTACCTGAATTGATACCATCTACAATAGATAATGTAGTAGCATCTGCAGGTCAGGGTCTTGTATCATTTGGGCAAACAGGTTCTAGCACATTATATCAATATAGATTTTATCAATTAGGAGAAAAGAGGGCAGCCTCTACATGGTATAAGTGGGATTTAACAGGTACTTTACTTGATCAATTCTTTGATGTTAGTACATTCTATACTGTAGTTGCTGATGGATCTAATGTATATGTAGAATCAATTGACCTTACACAAGCTAGTGATACAGGATTCTTGACTTTACCTACAGGTGAGAAGACAGATGTATGTATGGATTTATTTGATGTAAACCCATATAGAACATACGATAGTACTACAGATAAGACTAAACTATACCTACCGTTTACTCATGTATCTGGTAAAACTTTAGCTGTTACAGCTTTAGGTGGTTTAATAGGTGCTTCTAATGTAGGTGGTGTAGGTGCTATATTATACCCTACTGTAGCAGGTTCAGCACCTAATCAATATGTAGAAATTGATGGTGATTATAGAGGATTGAATGTTATTATTGGTTATATTTATGAGATGAAGTTAGATGTACCTAGACTCTACCCTACACAGAAAGAAGGTGAAGAAGGTATTAAAGCAGACTATACTTCTAATTTAATTATACATAGGGTTAAGGTATCAACGGGTCT